CAGGCACTTGTTGTACTTATGGAAGCGAACCATCGGCAGTTCCTCGATACTGCCGTATAGTTCCACCTTGTGTCCGTTCAGCTTTACTTCTTTCATAAGAGTCTGCGTGCTATCGGGGTGGAAATGAAAGGAACAAATATCAGTGTAACATCATCCATAATGACCGCCAGTAATATAGTAATAGCTACCGACAGCCACCACGACATACAGAAGTCACAATGAGCCATCTTGCTTACCACTACATCGCCATGCACTTGCAGCCACTCCACGATGCCTAACTTATAAGCCAGCAACAGCAGAAAAGCGGCAGCACATCCCACCATAAAGGAAACTATCACTATCCAAAATATCGTAATCATAATTTTTCTCCTATTGGTTACAATCATTAGTTACTATCATCTCGCCCTGTAAACGAAAACCAGCAAAGGGCGACATCAGGTACTGGTTCTGCACTTCATCAAGGGTAAAGCCGTCAAAGACATTCTCGGCACGCTCATAGATACGCTGCACCGTCATGCTACCTTTCTTGGAGAAAGCCGTATTGAGGACTGCCAGCACCTGTTCCTTGACATATTCCGTATTGCGCTCGTCAGGCAGGTTCATCACCTTTTCCACCCTGCGCATATCAAACCATATAATGAGCGAGAACGGAGCCTTGATACGTACCTCTGTCTGCACAAGGCTTTTTACTTCCTGCGGCTCATTCATAACAAAGAATGAATAGCACCCTTTGCGGTCATCTGGCAACAGGCTTTCGTATTCATCGCCACCGAGATAGATATTCGGGGTGTAGTACCGCTTACCATCGATAGTCTTTACCAGTCGCTCGGCACGTCCGTAACTTGCATCCAGCCACGGCAAACGTTCTATCAGCGTCTGCTGTAACTCCCTTATCAGCTTGTCAAAGAGATAGGGTGCTGTGTGTGTTGGTAGATATTCAGTTGCCATAGAGTATATCTTTCATTCGTTGCTGTATCTCATCCCTTACGCCTTTCTCATTCATCATTACCTGCCATTTCAGGGCACTGAGTCCGAAACGCTTCATGCCGTACTTTGCCATGATTTGCGCTGCGTAGGGAGTACTTGGCGTTATCATCATGTAGTCGGCTTCAAAGCGCACCTCCATTTCATCATAGAAACGTCCATTGATATACAGGTTCGGTGCGTTACTATTGCCACGCTCGACATGATAGGGGTAGTTCAGGGTTTCTTTCCATGCCATATAGTTCGATGCGGACTGCTGTGTCTTGAAATATCCCTGAGGCTGGAGGTCTTCGGTATAATACGGGCGCAAATCTTGGTCATCGCTGCCCTTACCCTCTAAGAGCTGGATGTGCTGCTGCTCCATGATTTCCTGCTCATGGTTCCGCAATACACCACGCACAAGACTGCCGTCCTGCATCTGCTGCTCCAGCGTGTGCGCTGCCTCTGCTAATCGTGACAGATTACCGTTCATACTGTTCTGTATCTTACGCCTACTGGCTGACAAGTTAGACAAATGCGGTCAATACCACGGGTGTTGAGGTCAAGGGCTTCATAACCTTTCTTTAGGTCATATCCTAAACCGCCTGCTCTGCCCTGTGGGTTGCCGTCGAGTTCATAAAGTATCGCCTGCTGGCTGACGTTCGACTGATTGCGGTTTACTCGCACATCAGGGTTCATCGCTATAGTCCGTAAGAGGTTTACCGCCACCTGTCGCTGTAAGACGGTGGCAAACATCATGCGCTGCTCCACGATGAAGTCAGAGAGGTCACAGCCTACGCTCACCTCAACGTTGATACCGTAGTTGCAGGTGTTGGTATAGATATTATCCTCTACGTCCCACAATTCAGGGTACTGCGCAAAGGTTTCGTAGGCGTGTGTCTTGAAAGGACTGATGAGCAGGTACTTTGTCAGTTCTCGCCATCCTGCCACACTTCCGGGGTTGCACGTCATGCACGGCTCGCGGCTCCAGTCCTTAGTGGCGTTGATAGCCATCATGCCCTGCGGTAAGTCGTTCTGATTATATACGAGATACCAGCTGCCTCCGCTATTGTTGCTGTCGCTGATATATGGCATATACCAGTCCTTGACATCAAACCACTGGAAGCCTCCGTTGGTTTTCGTAAAGTTTAGATCTGCCACCTTGATAGGGTTGGGCTGTGAGGAATGGAACAGATATACACGGACGCTACCCGTTGCTCCCGTCATCTGCAATCCTATGCGCTCTATCTTTGCCGTGACGCCCATCGAACGGACTGGGTTTATCTCCATGCCGACAACATTACCCTGTAAGGGCTGCACGTTATTCAAGCGACCAGCACCATCGAAGAACGTCCTACGCTCTAACAGGTCTTTCGTTTCGCGGAGCAATCCTTTCATCTGTAGGAACGTCTGTACTGTCTGCGTGACACCTGCTTGCATCTGCTGTGTCAGGAAATCGGAGAAGAAGTTGTACGCCCTCCAATAGTCGCCACCGAAGTCTGCCGAGAAGTCGCCATTGAAGTCGTTTGCTGGAGGCTCCTTGCCTACATTATCCTGCAAGGCTATCCATACACACTTCTCATGCCACACCTTTTGACCTTTCTTATATGGCGTAGCGAGGTTCCATTCAGGGTAGGTAAAGCGTAATTCTTCGGGCATGACCGCCATGATATTGTCTAACGTCATCAGCGGATGTGCGTCTTGGAAATACAATCCGCTCTCGCTCTGCAGCAGTTCGCTGTCGATAGCCTTATGTGGGTCGTAAGCCTGACGCCACCCTACCAGCGGCAATAATGAATTAACTATATAGGGGATGCGTATCATATCTTTTTTCTTCGATTTAAAAAGGGGATGGGGTTTATGCCCCACCCCCTACAAACAAATAAACCTAACAAACTATGAGAGAGTGTCAATCACCTCCACCAGCGTTCTCTGTTGCAGGCTGGAAGTCAGCAGCGTTAGTGATATACACGGGCGTTGCATACGGCTGGTTCGTGTCTGGAGCATCGATAGCCAGCTTGATGATAGGATTGGCAACAGTCTCGGGTGCGCTGTTGTAGGCTACGATGTAGGCTACATCTACGCTGAAACCGAAGTACTCCTTGACGTTGCAAACCATATCAGCGGAAGCAGCACCAGCAATAGCCGACTGGTCACCTACGGCTGTGTAGTAGTGCGAGCCAACGGGTAGGTCGATGTACGGCAGGCGCACCACGTCCCACTCATGGAAGTTAGCACTGGCACGACGCAGAGCCTCACGGTCAACACGGGTCAGCACACCGACATTACCATCTACGACAGCAAAGGCTGTACCGTTCTTTCCCTCTGCATTAACAACGTTGTTCGTGTAGTGGAGTATCTTATTATCGTACTCCATACGCTTATTGACATCGTTGTACACGCCATGCTGTGCCAGCTTACGGATAAGGCTGTCGATACCTGCGTTACCGATGAGGTGAATGGTCTCGGGATAGCAGTTAGCACGCATGATAGGATTGATGTCGCCAAGAATTTCCGTTGCCATCTGCTTGGGAACGTTGATGACGTTACCCGTCTGCTGATACTGGAGCAGGTCTTTGAACACCTGTGTCTTCTGTGCCTCAAGAGCAGCGACAGCGTCCTGGTCGAGGGCAGTAGCAAGGGCTCGGCAAATCTTCTCCATCTTACGGGCGAAGTCGTGGTCGTAGCTGATTTCGTTGTTCATGTACAAGGTTGGAACCATCGTAAAGCCTACGCTATACGTCTTCCATACCACGGTGTACAAGGCAGAGGTGTTCTCTGCATCCGCAATCACGCAAGAGCGAGTGTTGCTGACGGTTACGCCACCGTCATAGTTGATGACTGGAACCTGCACGGTGTTTCCAATGCTTGCGAAAGCACGGTCACGCAGGTTCGGACTGATGATTGAGTTGGGTGCGTCGGTCTGCTCAATGAAGAAGTCGAGGGCACCATACTCACACGGACGGGTCATATTCCTGTCCAGTTCGGGGTTCTGAATTCGCCAGTTCTGTAGGCGAGTTGCAACAAGTGACATACTTAATTGATTTTGATTGGTTGAACAATTATGGTCTTACCCTCTGACCGTTACTTTTCTCTGTTTTCAAGCGATAGGCAGTGCGGAGATATTGTTGTCCGTCCATGCCTTTGTCTGTGCCTCTTGGAAAGCCTTTGAGCCGTTGACGATACCCTGCTTCATCAGGGTCTGTGCGATAAGTTCCTGAGCCTCCGTCTGCGTGCGGACACCCGTGAGGTCGATAGTGATACCTTGCTCGGTCTTCACAATCTTTGGCGGCACAGTACCACCACCCAGCTGCTGGCGACCCTCATCAAGGACACCCATCTGCTTGAGTTCCTTGGTAAGCAGGTCTCCGATGGTGTACGGCTCCAGCTGCTTCTCGGCATTACGCATGATGGCGTCTTTCTCGTCCTTGAATACAAGACGCTGACCGCCCTTGCCGTCATCGATGAACTCATGTTTGAGAGCCTTGACCTTGGCGATAGCCTGCTCCATCAATACGCTGGTGGCTGTCTCGGGCAGATCAGCCTTGAACTTGATACCGCCCTTTGCGCCAGCAATCTCGTTGTCGATGCGGAAGTTTATCAGTTCCGTAGCATGTTCGAGCTTCTGCTTGTCGAAATCAGCCTTGAGGGTGTTGTACTGCTCCTTGATGCTGTCAAGGTCTTTCACTGCCTGTGCGTAGTCCTTTTTCAGCTTCTCGTCACCAGCACCGTCCTCGATGGCTTTCTTCAACTTGTCACGCTCTGCCGTAAGGTCATGTATCTTGGCGTTCAGGCCATCAACGCTGTTAGCCTTTCCAGCGAGTTCTCTTGCGGCACGTTCCAAATACAGGTAGGTCTTCTCGTCACCGTTACGCTGTATGCCCGTCTCACGGGCGATGGTAGCGTCCAGTTGGTTATAAACCTCACGGAAGCGGTTGCCGATAACCGTTTCCTCATCGTTCTTTGATAACAGGCAAATTGCCTCACGCTGTGCATCGGTCAGCCCTGCAAGGGCGTCCTGCTGCAATAACATTTCTTTGGTAAGCATAATTCTATCCTTTTAATTAGTTACTTCTTTGTTGTCTTCTTCAACAGGCCAGCTTCTTTCAGCTCGTCCATCAGCTCCTGGCGGAGTTCGGCTTTCAGAGCCTCACGCTCGGCTGCTGCCTTTGCTTCTGCTGCCTGCTTCTGTGCCTCCTTGCGGACAGCCTCGGCTTTCTTGGCGGCTTCTTTCTGCGCTGCCATCCATGATGTTGGGTTATGCAGAATGGTGATAGTGAAACCTGCCTCACGCAGATACTTCTCCGTGAGAGGGAACGACTTGGTGTCGTACTTCTGCAAAACGGGGCGGCTCAGCCGCTTGCCGTTATTCCGGTCGTACTCTACCTTTTCCTGCAGAACGTGGTAGAAGTGCTGCTCGTTAGCAGGAACGATGTAGTTCTCTGCGGTGACTTCATTGAGAGGTACGTCCTTTATACCTCCGTTAAATTTTACTTTCATGTGCTTTGTGGGTTAAGTTTTGATATATCTTCCGACGCATATTCACGCAGGCGGTCGGATATCGCCTGTATCTTGTTGTCGTATTCGATGTTTGCTCCAAACTCCGTAACGCTCATATTCTCACGCTCAAACTTGCGGATGTAGTCGGCAAAGTTAAGTTTCAATATGACATCCTCTATCGTGGCGACAGCCTTGTCTTTCAGCGTCAGCACCTCATCACGGGTAAGATGGTTGTACGGCTCCAGGTCAGCAAGTATCATCAGACGTTGCCGCATCTGTGGGTTGTTACGGTACTCGGTCTCGATGACCTTGGCATATAGTGCATCCAGCTCGCTCTCGCTTGCCCCTGCCTCTTTTGCTGTCTTGTAACGCTCCCGCAACTCATCGGCTGTCGAAAGGTAGAATTCCGTACCATAACTGACACCTGCCGAGATAAAGGCGTTGCCGTAGCGCAGGCGGCAGATGGTTGCATCCACCCACTGCTGTGCTTGCTCGAAGCCTACCTTGATACGATTAAGTACCGTGGACTGGCTTTCGAAGTTGGCTTTTATCTGTTGCTCGTTCAGGGCGTCACGGGTGGTTATCTCTTCATTCGTGCCGACAATACTGGTGATGATGTCGTCCTTTAGCCTGTCCTCTTCATCAACGTTATAGTCAAGACTGCCACGGTCAACGGACAGCATAGTAACGGGATTGCGGAGGTCGGGTTGGTTATCAACGGGAACAGGTATCTCGATGAATGAGCCAGCACCGATGATACGCTTGTCGCCACACTTAGGACACTTGACGGGCAGACCTGCCATATCGAGCTTCTGTACGCCTTGTGCGTCATACAGGAAACCACCATTGCAGTAGTCGCCCGTGTTGTCGTTATGGTAGTCGCAGTTCTGCTCGTAGCCAGTATATACGGGATAGCTGCCATAGAGGTCGAGGTGGTGCTTGCTGATATGGAAGAACAGCCACCAGTCGAGCGCACCGAGCATCTTCGTGATTGGAGACACCTTGACGTCAGGGTAGTCCAGCGACATCGGCTCGTTCCAAAAGAAGCGTGCAGGACAATAGCCTACATCGTGACGGTTTTCCTCTAACAGCTGACCTAACGTGCCATTCTTATAGTCGAACAGGCGGTAATATTCATCGTCCATTACTGCCAGCTTGTTGCCGTCTTGGCGGAACGCTATCCAGTTCATAACACCATCCTCCCGTGCGCTGTACGCTATCACGTCACGGATAAGGAGCCAATAGAAGTACGGGCGTGGCAGACGGTCGCCTGCTGCCTGCATCCGTGGCAGGTCACACACCAGTACGCTATTGATTTCAGTCTTGAAGAACTCCCAGCCTTTCGTCTTCCATACATCAGGCTCATGCAGCACGTTGGTGCGGTAATCGTTCCAGTCGGCTTCGTATTCCGCATTATTGAAACGATACATGAACACGGGGTCACGACCCTCAAAGATACGGCTCAACTTATCAAAGCATATTGTCGTAAGTTTGTTGGTGGCTACGGGGAAACGGAATAGGCTCTCAAACGTCTTGTACTTATCATGAGGCAGCAGGTTTTCCACGAAAGCAAGGAAATCCCACAGAGCCTGCATCACACCAAAGGAGGCAATACCCTGTCGCCCCTGCTGTACCTTTGACTTTGTCAAGGGCGCAAGCACGGCAGGAGTATTCGCCTCGGTCTGCACATGAAAGCGAAGACGATTTTGGTGCAAAAGCGCAAGGTCAATCGACCTTTTATTTTTGCGCTCCAGTATTTCCTTTCTTATTTCTTCGACTGATATTGCCATCGTGGAAAACGTATTGTGAGTTCGCGGGAAGTTTCCAGCCTCCGTTGTTTGGCATTGCCAGCAGTCTTTCTGCATGGCTTACCTCAAACTGCCTGTCACCGAGGGCAGGGCAGTTCAAGGTAATCAGCGTTGATTTTGGATGTGCCATACTTTGAAGACTATGGAAAGTTATGAGTTCTCAGCAGGTACGAGGTCAGTCAGCGGATTGAAGTCCGTTGGGCTGACGATAGCGAGGTCATCGCTGTAATTGGGCAGGAACGTCCACTGGATAGCGTTGCTGTCGGGAGCCTCCAAGCCACCGAAAGACTTATCGCCAACGAACAGCGAGCGGATGGGGATGGGGTAGAACGTGGTGGCCGTTGTGGTATCCTGAACAGCGCAGATGTTACCGTTCTCATCGAACAGGTACACACCCAAGTTGTCAGCCTGTGCCTCACACTGCAACTCTTTCATCGCCTTGATGACCTGCTGACGCACGGCACGGATGACACCTGTGAAAGGTGTAGGCTCACGTCCGATGATCTGTTCGACACCGCCCAGCGTCTCGTTACCACCGCCAAAGGTGCGTGCTGCACCAGCTTCAACGGTAGGAGCTTGAATATACGGGGAAATGACAATCTTGGTACTGTCGGCTGCTGACATCTTGGCAGTCCATGACGCCTTGACACCGATAGCGGCTTCAGCGTTAAACGAATTCTTTGTTCCTGCTGACTGCAGTCGCTGGAAAGCGACTTTCTGAATTTGCCCGAATGATTGAGCGCAACCCTGTGCAGGGATGGTGGCGAGGGCTGCATTTGCGGGACATGGACAACTAATCATGATTTCTTGGTTTTATGAGTTAATAATATTTTTATCGTACTACATCACTAACCCTCTGTAATATGTGTTGCAAAGATAAAGAATTTATTTATAATTATCAAGTTTCATGTGGAACAATCCTTTATTTTTTAACTTGATTTAAGGAAAAAGGGCATAATACCATCCTCACGGACAACATTATGCCTACACTCAAATAAAAACAAAGTTCCGCTGAACCGTTACTACTAACTAATACTAAATACTAAGAAAAATAACACTATTACTAATAACTAAAACAAATAACTAATACCTATTGCCGTATATTGATACCTCTTGGCTTGGTGGCTACCTTTAGCCGTGCCAGCGCACCATATCTGGCTGCATCGATGGCATGGTTGAAGCAGTCTACTGGCTCGTTGGTCGTGACGCCATCCTTTGTCACTCGCCACTTGTAATTCTGCAGTTCCTTGCGTGTTCCTCCGCTTCTGCGTGTGACGTTCAACACATAACGCTTCATGATGTCTATACCATTGATGACGCTGTCGGCTCCCTTGACGCACGCTTCAACATTCAGTCCGAGATTATTCAGTTCACGGATAGACTTCGGCTCTGCGCTGTCGGCTATTATCGTGTCCGCACGGGTCAAGCCCAATGCCTTTGCTCGCTCGGCAATCATGGGGTTCGTCATACCCGTGGTGTATATCAGCTCATCAAGCCATAACTCTCCGTGAGCCAGCACAAGGTGAACGAGTGCCGTGGGGTCGTTCGTAAAACCGAAGTCCAGGCAATAGACGTGCATCTTCCATTCTTCACGGGGTGGCAACTCATCCACCACGTTATAATGAGGGAACACCAGTCCGGTAATGGAGCCTGTCGCCCCACGGGCATAGACTTTCCACAGTTCCTCATCTTCTATACCCTCAATCATGGCATGCTGCTCCTTTGTCAGAAAGCGGTTCTGACGGTGGTCGCTGATGATCAGCTGCACGTCATTGCGGTTCAACATCTTCTCATGCACCCAAAAGCGAGCCGATGGGTTGTAGTCGATGAATACCTCCTCCTTGGTTCGGATATATAACTGCCAAAAGATTTCAAACGGAATACCGTTCGCCTCATTGACAAATAGGATATCACGCTTACCGCTCTTTGCATCCTGTGCGTCCTTGAAGCTGCTGAACTCGATAATACTACCGTTGATGCAATAGAAGATACGTTCACCCTCATTTACCTTTGGAAACCACGCTTGTAACGTTGCACTGGCATTGCGGATATTCTTGGCGTCACGGAAAGCACCCTTTTTCAGGTTCGGCACGTCCTGACCTACCACCGTAATGACACGCCCGTAACGCTCCATCGCCTTGACGAAAAGTACCTGCATGATGCTGTAAGTCTTACCCGAGGACGTACCCCCTTGGTTGACCTTTGTCCGCTTGCGGCTGTTCATATTGGCAGCATATAGCGGCAATACATCAAACAGGTTTGTTTTGTTCATAACATCTTTTTCAGTTGCTCCAGCTCGTCAGGCGTCAGCCATATACATTCAGTCCATCCACATCGCTTATGGCTCAAGACGTAGGCTTTACCGTTCTTATCCTTGCGCAGTTGTAGGTTGCTCATCGTGGTATTCTTCACGTGTCAAGTCCAACTCGCTCTCCTTGCTCGGGAACTGGTAGTCGCCATCACCTTTCATTGTAATGTTGAGGTCGGTGGCGATACTGCCCATCTGCATGGTGTCGATACGGTTCTTCCAGTTCTGTGGGTCTCGGTTCGTCAGCAGGAACTTGATGGCCTCTACGTTAGGTGTTACACGCTTCTGCGTCCGCACCTGTTTCTTGATAACGGGCTTGAATTCCTTTTTGCCTGTCTTCTCGTCGATGACCTCTCGGCTTTCATACTCCGTCTTGACTTCTTCGTATTCAAAGCCACGGGCAATATCCAGCAGGCTCTGCTCGACGGCTCTCACGTCTGCTTTGCTGATACGTGCCTCGTCTTGTGCTTTACGTACAAGTTCACGGAATTCACTATCTTCGTTGAGCCATCGGTGGAAAGTCTGATGCGATATTCCTGCCTTGGTATATGCTTCTATCTGCGAATATCCTTGAGTGATATAGTTCAGGATTTCCGCTCGTTGGTCTTTCTTCATACTATATCCTTTTTGACGTTACACTTTGCCAGCAGCCACCGCACGAAACGCAGCAGCGGATTGCGGCTGTTCTCTTCACTCTCGTTCTGCAGCCTGCGGATGGTGCGGCTATATGCCAGCGTACAAATGTCGCTGATATACTGACGCTCACGGGCTGTAAAGGCTGTTTCCTCCTTGTGGGCAATATGATAGTACGCTGCCGTCAGTCGATGTGCCGTGAACTCTCCACGTCTTATCAGTTCCTGGAGTACGGTGCGCTTGCTGATGTGCGCTGCATCGTCAAGAGCCTTGCGTTCTATCGTCATCTGTGCCTCCAGTTCGTCCTTGAATATCTTCAAGGCAAGGACTTGTGGGAATGTCATGTCTTTCAGTTCCATAGTTACAGAATTTGTAAACAACTTACCCCTTATTATATAGGAGTTTTGTCGCTTGGTTATATTATCGTTGAGTTACTTGATTGCTCACTTGATATGCAAAGCGGACACTCTTTCCGCATCTTGGTGTATTCCTTGTTCATCAGACCCATCATAGAAACAGTCAGTTCCAGCACCTGCGAGCAAGGGTTATCTATTCTCTCGATGATACGCTCCAGTGCAAGAGCATAGCAGAGTTCTGCCGTGGATTGTTTCACGCCATAACGCTTTTTATGATGGTTGACGAATAAAGACTTGCGGCTTTCGATATAGTTTACGGCTAACGTATGGTCGCCCTCGCCTGAATATATCTTTCGCATTATTTCCAACTCACACATCTTTTCCTCGACACGCTCAAGGCGGTTGTTCTTTCTTGATGCACGGACGTGGCTGTTCGGGAAGTCTATCATGGCTTGTCGGTCGATGATACGGAAGCCGCCAGCGTTGTCGCCTACGACATAAAAGCCATCGGGGATATCATCATAGCCTATCCCGTTCCGCATTACATATTGCAGACGGTTGAGGTACACCATCCTGCGCTTACCGTTCTGCAACATCTGCACCATCTTCGATTTGCGGTTGTGCGGATTGCGCACCTTGAGGACGGTGTGACGCTGGAGCTTGCTCACTATCTCACCCGTGTCAGCGTTGAACATATAGTCGGGAAATCCCTTTATCTCTTGCATCTGCATTGCCTTTGTCTTTTTATCGTTGATACTTCTCTCTCTCTTGGTGCGCATAGTCCGCACTTGTTGTCCGCATAGTCCTCACCGTTGACGAGCCGTACTTTCGTGCCCTGCGAGCCGTACTCTCGTTATTGGCGAACCGTAACTTCGGTGGTCACGAAACGTACTCTCGGTGGATGGATAGTTATTTCTTTCAAATTTTCGTTTTAAAGCGTTTTTATCCACCCGCCCGATAAATTACGTACGAAACGGATAAAACGCTGTTAAAATCGTCTTTAGCCCTCATCACTACCGCCAGAGTTGCCACCGCCATCGCTAATGTTGCCGGTGTTGCTGCCCGTCTGAGTGTTGTCAGCAGGCGTTTCGGTGCTTTCACCGTCTTCCTCTGCGGGGTTGTACTGCTTGGTGACGATGCCTGTGCGCTTCAGCTGGTAGCCCTCCTTGTCGAGCAGGTCGGTGAACTTCTGCTGAACCACGGCACGCACGCTAACCTTTACGCCAGCACGGTCGATAAGGTCTCCCGCATGGTCAACCATCGACTGCTCGTCTGTCACTTCGTCGGGCATTAGCTCCTTGGCACGCTTCAGGTTGATGTTGCCGCCCTTGATGTGCAAGTCGGGGAAGATGCGCATGGCTACGTCGTTGCCGTTGAGCAGCTGAATGGCGAAGCCCTCTGACATCTTCTCGACGGCGGCCTGACAGAAGCACTGCAGCACTGTCTCGGCCACGCTCTCGGGGATGAGCTGGTTCTGATGATGAATTTCACGCGCCAGCGCCTTGGTATCGGCTGTGCGCACTACTTCGTTGGCAGTGATGGTCTTCTCTGTCTGACCGAAGTTCTCGTTTGCCAGGTTAATCTGGCCAACGTACTCTATCATTTTTATTTTCTCCTATGGGACTGCCACGGCACAGTCACTTTTTGTTATACTTTCACTGCCCCCGTGCAGGCAGTGCTTTGATGTCGTTTTCATGCCAACCCTCGGTCGGGTTATAGTGCCGAACCTCGGTCGCGTTGTGATGCAGATCCTCGGTCGGGTTTTATGTAAGGAGGTTTGGTCGATTTTTCGTCCGCCCCTCCCATTACATTCTGACGCTTTTGATATTCACCTTAGCGCACACTCTTGTTTGCTATTGTCAGAATGTTACTCTCCAATCGTGACTTCCCTGATTGCTTTGTTACTTTCATTTGTTGTCGTTTTTATGGGTTTAATCTCTCCATTGCATGATACGAAACCCGTCTTTCAGCAGGTTCTTCTCGAAGATTGGTGCGCGCTCCGTCTTGTTGTCGTAATAGATGTTGTAACGCTCACCGCCCTGCTCGGTGCAATCCTCCATGATGATATAACCACGCTTCAGCGCATTATATCGGTGTGCGGTCTGCCTGCGGGTGTACTTACACATGACGATGCACTTCAACCGCGTCTTGCGCTCCATGCCGTAGAGTATCCTGCGAGTCTCCTTACGGATGGTCTCTTTGCGCTCTTGGCTCTTGCGCTCCATCCACTTGCGATACTTGCGTGGGTTCGTGCGCTTCATGATTATAGCAGGGTGCTCACGCTTGCCGTCTCGGATTTCTTGCCACATCTTGGCGGTAGCCTTGCGGCAGGCTTCCGATGGCTGCTTTCCTCGTATGCTGTCGTAGTAGCCGTTCTTTTCGCACACCCGCTTGATGTGAGCCGCTTGCCGTTTCTTGATGCGCTTCCATCCTTTCGGGCTCTTCGTCAGTCCGAACTCACGGGCGAACCGATGCAAGGTAAAATGACTCATGCCGCTGGCCGCCATCAGTCGGCTGTTCTCCTCTTCGGGGAACCACTTGCAGAGCCATACCCGTTGCTCGTCCGTCAGCACCCACGCCTTCACCCGCTGACAGCCCGCCCGCCCCGTCTTCGTGGTGAATGGTCGGTCAACGAATTGCAATGTCAATGCTCCAGGGAATGGGTCTATCTTCATACCTTCTCAGTTAATAGTGTCCTACGTTCCACGAAGTAGCACTCCACGCTTTTCAGTTTGCCGTTCTTGGCGGTTACGTGGTTGCGGTAGCGCATTTCGTCACCATCGAGATACATCTGCATATGCCGCTTGTCCTTGGTGATGCAATCCCAAAAGGCTTTCAGATATACCCAATCGTCGCCCTTTGGTCTGTTGGTGGTCAATTCGCTGACTACCTTTTGCACCGCTTGGATGGCTCCCAGATAGTATGCGCCATAATAGGCGACGCTCTGCGCATTAAGTTTCAGTTCGTTCTCAACGGCAAAGCGTCGCGCCATGATGCCTTGTGCCTGCTCTATGATTTTATTCTCCTGCTCCGTCGTCATTGCTCTCGAAATGATGTGCTCCGTTGAAAGCTGCGATTACACCCTCCTTGTGCTCTTCGGCCATGTCGGGGTCGTTGTTGAAGATAGTGCCTTGCCATCCACGCTTGCGCAGTTCTTTGACGATGGTGTAGGTGCTGACAGCCTCCCATGAGCGGTTGGCTTGTTCTTGATACTGATTGATGAAGCCTTGGATGCGGTCGCCCCAATCCTTTTCGGCTTTCAGTCTTCGCTCGGTAATGCCAGCCTTCTGTACTTTTAACTTCTGTACTTGCTGACTGAGTTCGTAGATTTGTCGGTTCTTTGCCGCTATCTCCTCCTTGACCTCATTCTGCATGAGCTGAAATTGGTTCATCACTTGCGCCTTCTGATTGCGCAAATCTCTCAACTGGTTCTCAAATTCAACTTGTGTCATAGTTTATTTAATTTTAGTTGAAGTTTATAATGTGTGGGACTCGCACCCACGTTAATTCGTTCAATTCGTGTTCAAGCCTTGAAAAATGGAGCCGGTCGCCCGACTCCCGAACTACAAATTAAAAGACGTCACCGAATGAGATAACTCTGTCTGTACCCACGTTTCTTTTGTAGTAGTCAACCATGATAATCTTCCGTTCTTGGGTGCTTTCAGAACACATAAAAGAGAACTAACAAATCAGGAAAACAAGCGTCATATTAACTCCTTGCATGACTGTCACCCCTGCCGCTCTCTTTCAAGAAGCGTCAGGAACCTTCCACGTGCCCTTTTCTTAGGAACTAAGCCTTGCGGCCCCCGTCCACTTTGTTAGACACTTGAGAATTAAAATTCTTCATAATCAATCACTAATGCCGACTTTCACGGCGACCCGTCCTTGTCGGGTCTGATAACGTTAATACTTGTTCATTAAATCTTTCAGTGAAATGTACCGCTGTACATCGTTGCCGTGGGTGGACTCGAACCACCGCTCATCCTAGGCTCTTCGTGGTATTTGCACTCTCAGTCACGTCAAAACTGTTCCACTTATTCCAAGCTGCCTGTTGCTCCACTTACAGGCTTTCACGGCAATCAATATATCGCTATCCATTTGCTCTCGCACCGAAGCCAGCACGGAGCCATCGGCTCACCACGGCAGGGCACAGAGCCAGTTCCTTGCAGATATGGCTCAACGAGTGCCCACGCTGACGGGCGTCACGGATATACTGGATGATTTCTTGTGTGGGTGTCATGTGCGGATGTTTTTACTTGGTTATTTGTTTTTTTTGGAGGGGTTATAGGATTTGCACCTACGACCTGCAGATTAACCGTCTGCCGCTCTACTGCTGAGCTAAACCCCTCTTGCAGCAATTAACATTATCAATGCCTGTTTGACGAAGGCTTCACCCCCGTGTGGGGTGTTTAAGATTGCATCTTGATTTATTCAACTTTGTTTTCGACTGCAAAGATAAAGACTTTATTTATAAAAACCAAATAAATTCTTTAAAATTTTCGTTTTAACGGGTTTTTATCTCGTTTGTGGGTAAGTTATAAGGCTTACGGATAAAACGCTGTCAGCGTTCGTTAAAACTCGGTTTTTATGCCAATACTTGCAAGTTCTTGCCAAAGTTGCAAGGATTGGAAAGAAAAGACGGGCAACAGTTCATTCGTCTGCCACCCGTCTCCTTTCGTGCCTAAATTTTATTATGTCAAAAATCAAACGTTAATTGTTTCATTCCTTGATTTCGTTCAGCCTTGCGGTTGTGCTCGTCAATCTCTGCAGCGTATAGTTCATATCTTAGGTTGAGGGCTTGACTGGTGGTAAGGTTCTCACCACGCACCAAACCGTCAGGGTCTATGACCTTGCAATGCCGACTGTCATCGGATATAATGACTTTGTATTTGAATGCTCCATGCAGCGCAATTTTATCCCAGTTCATATCTTGCTGTCGATATAGTTTACTATCTCTCTCAATCGTTCCTGTATTGCCTCACGCTCAACAGGGTTCAGGCGAGCGCCATTGATGGCTGCTGCACTGTCGCACTCCATCGCCAACACTGCCAGCCGATTGCGCATACCTACTATCCATTTGTGTCGTACCATAGTCTATTTATTTCTTAACTTTTCAATCAACTCCATTTCTTCTTCATCCGTCATACGGTAATCAGGATGAAAGCCAATAAAATCGCTACAATAATAGCCAAGTTCTTTACAAGGCATTTCGTGCTTTTCGCAAAATAGTTGTGATAGCTCAATGCCATCTTCAAGAATGTTGCGTGTAACACACCAAGCGCAATGTAAACCTGTACTACTATTACGTGCATAGCATTTCTGTGCCATAATCTTACTCGCTTAAATCGTTCAACACTATTTTCAGTTCTCCACCCAGCACCACCGCAATACGATTGATGATATCAAAGGAAACGTTGAAACGTCCGTCCTCGATATTTACCACGGTGATAGGCTTTAGTTGTGCCATCGCTGCCAGCTGCTCCTGTGTCAGCATTGACTGTCTGCGCAATCTGGCAACGTGCTTTCCAAATTTTACTCTTGATTGGTCTTTCATACTTTCAACAATGCCTGTTCGTGCTCGCCACCGAATAGCGACTTGCAGTTATGCACCCACTTGTAGCCGTTCGGTTCTGTTGTTGCTCCCTGTATCTCTTTCCAGCCATCAGGCAGGCGAGTGATAACTTTCACTCCCTGCTTGATTAAAGCTTCTAAACATCTTTCAGTCTTGCTCATGCTTCGTTGTATTTAGCGTTCAAGATTTCTATAACTCGATGTACTGCATACTTGGCGTTGCTGGTTATCTGACGCTGCCAAGCGGAGTTCTTCGGGCTCCACTTGAAACCATTGCTCTTTAGTGTGGCGATAATATCCTGCTCTGGCTTCCCGTCAAAGATGAAGCGGTAACGCTCTTCACTGAAAGCTACCACCACCTTGCCCCACGGATGTTCGTGTACCTCGTCACCGCCAACACCACGCTCGGCAAGTGCTCTGTGACGGTGTATCTTGGCTTCCGTGTCCTTGATACGGGCATTATTATTGCTCAATTCAAATGGAGCAAAACCAGCACCCCACCATCCACGGGCTGACAGCAGCTTGGTGGCGATTTCCTCTGTATAGCCAAGAGCCACCAGTTCGTCCAGCTTCTCCACTTCCGCAAGCCTCTTGGAGCGCACAATCTTATTGGCGGCTTTCATTTTTTCTTGTGCTTCCGTCAGCTGTTCAAGAATAGCCTCCAATCGTTCCACCTCTGCCCATCCGGTCAGACGCTCCTGGCGGTTGCAACGCTTGATGACCTTTTGACACCATTCCAGCAGGCGGTTGTATGCGTTACGCTCGGCTTGCAGTGTTTTTTCGTGCCTGCGGAACGTGGCAGGCTTCCAGCCGCCAGCACCCGTTATCGCCTGACTGAAACACCGTGACTGTGCGGATAGCCATTCCTTGTACTTTTCGATGTACCTATCTTCGTAGTCGTCACGGACTTCTTCGGGTAGGGCATCAAGGAATATCCGCAGACCGTTTTCCATGTCATCCAACATCACTTCTGCATGACGCTCGGGGTCGAAACTCGTCCATTGACCGCTGCGCTTTGCCAGTTCCTTACACGCATTTACTTTCTCTCTTCTTTCCATAGTTCTGTTTATTTGAGTGATTATATATTGGTAATATCAAAACCTATCTCCTTGGCGTACCGTTTGCCGTCATTGATGGCTTCACGCATCCTGTTATAATGATGAAACGAAACGCTGTCCGTTAGAGGTACGCCAGTCGCCATTGCATCGACCAACTCTTTAGGTGCGCCAGTTGTCTGTGTAATGATGATGTTTTTCCAGCAAGTGTCGTAATAACTGACGGCTTTCCATACAGAATAATCGCCATTACGATATACAGGGCGGTTGCCTATTGTTTCGTAAATGACATTGTATTGACCACCTTTTGCCTTATTACCGTTAAGTCGGTAAGCGAACGGATTTAAAATCTTTGCCATAGTCTTATGCACTGGTTCGTGTCGTGCGCAACCTTTGATGTTATTTGAGTGTTATTAAAATAGACCTCCAACTGATATTTCGATGGTTGGACACTTTTTTCCTTTGTATTCGCATACGCCAGCATGGTAAAACAACAGCAGCCGATAGAATACGTTATAAGCGTTCTTAATCTCGATAATGGTTTCGATGGCTGCGCTTGTGATAATTCCAACTCCATCGTCTTTGATGATATTGATTATGTACTGGTTTTCGCTGACCTTGGTTTTAAAGGTTTTATACTTTTCATGAATGGAAAGTTTGTTATCTATATCCTTTACCATTTCGTTGACAACTTTTTCTAACTGCTTAGGTGTTTCTATTTGCTTATTCATAGTCTTCTGTATTTTGATTGTTATTAGTGGGAGGGTTGCCCCTCCCGTACTGGTTTATTACTTTACTACTTGCTCTTCAATATCGTACCACTTGCAGAAACCATCTTTAGACATAAGCCTTACTGAATTTCCGTTATGCTTAATGATGTAACTGCCATCCCAAAAATTCTTCTGTTGTGCGATTTTCTCCTTAGCAGCCTTGACTGCATCTTCACGCTTTGAATAAACACCAACGATAGTCGTATAATCGTAACTACCATCTTTCTGCATGAAACTTACCTTGAAAATAAAAACCTGCTG